GTCCAATGCAACCTAACGCAGAAGTAACCGGCGGGCCGCTTGCGGCACGTCCGGTTGACTGACGTGTTATGCCTTTGGAGAACGAGATGAGTAACAAGTCCGGAGAATGCCCTTACTGCGGCGCACCGAACAAGCGCAAGTGTTTTTGCAAAAGGAGAGCGAAATGAACGAGACGGGGCCAGTAGTGAAAGCCAAGCGCGAAGCGCAATGCAAGCAGGCCAGGCCACACGATGAATTGGTTGCCGAAATACTCGACTCGCGCCAGCCTAAAACGGAGCGCGAGCACGCGGCGGCGAGGGAGATTGACAGGATGCGGCAGTTGTTGCGAGCCGAAGGCACCCACCTTGAGAACGTGAAAGCGGCGTGGCAAGCAAAGGTTGATGCGCTAGGTCTTGCGATAACGAACGCGCACTACCCATGGACACCTGAGATGCGTGCCGCTTACGAGATGTTGCCCGATACAAAAGTCGGCGCTGGCATTACGGCAACCGTGACCAAGGAAATGATCGGCGCGGCGCATGACGTGATGCTGGCGAAGGGCGATTTCGTTCTGTCCGCCGCGCTGTTGGAGCGCATCTATCTGGCGATGGATGCGGTAAGGCATAACGTGCTTTAGACCAAATGACCACCCTACCCCAACACCTGCGCACCATCTCAGATCGCCTGCTCGCTCACGCCGAGCTGCACGACGTGGTACTCGGGCAAACCGGCGACGATGAACAGCGGCAATTGGCCGCCGACCTGCGGGAGGCTGCGGCGCTGCTCACTGACGCGCCGCGCGAACAGCGCGCACAGGTCGAAATCGAGCGGCTACGCCGCGCGCTGCACGAGGTTGCCGAGGAATGGGTCGGTGCGGAGTGCGGAGAGCCCGTGCATGCGCAGGAGGCCTACGCAATCGCGCTGGCCCAGCGGATGTACCGACTCGCCGCGGAGGCGCTCGCAGCCGGCCGTGAAGCAGACACCGGCACTACCCACGCCGATGGCTGCTGGAACTGGGGCGCGCGGCACTACGAGTGCGCCCTGCGCGAGATCGAGCGGATGCAAGCAGAGCTGAACGATTGGCGCCGACTCGCCGCCCCGGCCGTGCTGCACGCAAACCTCGTGCGCGGACTGCCGGCGCGGCTCACGCGCGAGCAGTTGCTGCACCTGGCGGGCGCCGACGATCTGCTGGCAGCCGAGCGCGAGCGATGCGCGGCGATCTGTGACGCGATCGAGGATCAGGCCTGGGCGCGGTGGCGC